AAGCATAATCCCAACATCGCGCCACCGGGATCAGAGTTCGATAACAACATAGAGTGGATCAATCATTGCAAAGGCCATCGCCTTTACAATCATCAGGAAGGCGACAAGTGGATTTGGCATTATGACTTCAAGGCGAAGCCGGGTGAATTCTATTTTTCTCCAGAGGAAATCAATTTCAGTAAGCTATTCGCTCCCGGCTTTGTGCTGATTGAGCCGAACGTGCCGTGGCAAAAGACCGTGGCACCCAACAAGGATTGGGGCGAGCATAAATACCGCGAGGTCGCGTACATGCTGACGCAGCGCGGTTATGCGGTCGCGCAATTCAAGCATAAGAATTCCAGACGCATCCTGAAGGAAGCACTCACCATCGACGCTGGCGACTTCCGCAAGGCGATAGCGACGCTGTCACGCGCGGCGCTTTACATCGGACCGGAAGGCGGATTGCATCATGCGGCGGCGGCGGTCGGCGTTCCTGCGGTCGTGCTGTATGGCGGCTTCATCCCCCCGGCAGTGGTCGGCTATGAAGGTCAGACGGCTTTGACGGGCGGCGCGGAAGCCTGCGGTAATTTCAAGCCGTGTTTACATTGCCAAGCGGCGATGAGCAGGATCAGCGTTGGCGAAGTGATTGAACCGGCACTCGGATATTTGAAAGATGAAATGCGAAACGGCGGTACTGCAAGACAAGGGTGAGTTGTTTGAACTGATCGTGCTGTTTCAGCGCGAGAAAGTCCGCAGCTATCTGGAAATAGGATGCAAGTTCGGCGGTTCGCTCTGGCATATCGGGAAAAGTCTGCCGAAAGGCTCACGCATTGTCGGTGTCGATCTTCCGCGCGGGGATGGGTCATTCAAGGATAGCGAGCCGCATCTGAAGGAATCCGCCGCAGCCCTAATGGCCAAAGGATATGACGTCCACCTGTTTCTTGGCGACAGCACCGATCCAGAAATCATCAAGCAAGTCGAGCCGCTAGGGCCATTTGATGCCTGCCTCATCGACGGCAATCATACCGTGCCGTATATCGCCAAAGACTTTGAAAACTACGGACGAATGGCGCGGATCGTGGCATTGCACGACATCAACCACAGACGGCCTCATCCAGAAAAGAAACATATCGAGGTTTACAAGTTTTGGGACCAGATCAAGAAAGAATACCGGCACACTGAAATCATCCACGGTACACGTGAGGGCGATAAGCGCGATTGCGGGCTCGGTGTGCTGTGGCGCTAGATATCATCACTTGGATTTGGGGCACCAAATACACGACGCTGGATATCCGCAAGCTCTACAGCGGCGTCAAAAAGCATCTGAAGCAGCCGTTCACTTTCAACGTGTTCACGCAAGGACCGCTGGTCGGCCTACCGACTGAAATCGTGGTGCGGCCAATCGCCGATCCGGTGCTGACGCAGCGGCATTGCTTCTGCCGGTTACGGCAATTCCATCCACGCTGGCAGGAAGCCAATGGTTTTCGTGGCAGGATCATTAGCCTCGATCTGGATGCGGTGATTACGGGGCCGCTCGATCCGCTGTTCGACAGGCCGGAAGACTTCCTGATCCTGCAAGGTGTGAATTCTAATAATCCTAACCCGTTCAACGGCAGCGTAACGATGCTGCGGGCGGGGAAGCATCCTGAAGTGTGGGATGACTTCTCGGTGGAGAAGGCGCGCAAGACGCCATTCTATGAATTCCCCGACGATCAGGGATGGATATGGCACAAGCTGCCGAACGCTTCCGGCTGGAAGGGCGGTAGCCCGAGCGGCATCTATGCTTTCCAGAAACCGGGATGGCCTGCCGGTTTGGTTTTCCCGACTGACGCGCGCATTGTCGCATTCATCGGTGCGAAAAAGCCATCGATGTATCGGCACCTAGGATGGGTGCAGCGGCATTGGAGAGAGCATTGATTGATATTAAAAAAACCGTGCTGTTCATTCCTCCGGGGTTGAAGAAATTCAAGCTGGATCTGTTCGAACGCATAGGCGGCAAAATAGGAAAAGTGATCCGCTATGATCCAACGCAACTGGACAAGCTCGCACCCGACACCATTCCCATCGTTGGTTGTATGCCCTTCCTGCGGCCTTGGTATGAAAAATGGATCAAGAACAAGCGCGACTTCATCTATTGGGACCGTGGTTACTTGCGGCGCGTGTTCGCGACTTGGCTTCCAAAAGGAAGCGACATGGGAATTCCCGGCGGCTACTACCGCTGGCACCTGAATGCGTTTCAAATGAAATCGGTCGATGACGTTCCCGATGATCGCTGGAAAAGCCTGAAGCTGAACGGTTCACTTAAGCCGTGGAATAAGAGCGGCTCGCATATCATCGTTGCTGATACGCTGCCGGATTACTGGAATTTGTTCTGTGACAAGAACTGGTGCCAGAACACGATCAATGAACTGAAGAAGCACACCGATCGGAAGATCATCCTGCGCAGCAAGGAATCAAAAGTGCCGCTGCATGAAGAACTGAAAAACGCGCATTGCCTCGTGACGCATGGCAGCGTTGCTGCGGTCGAGGCCGTGGTGTTCGGTTGCCCGGTTTTCGTCGATGACATTTCGGCGGCGAAGTTCATGGGGCAAACGGATTTCTCAAAGGTAGAAAGTCCTATCTACCCGGAGCGGGATAAGTGGTTGCATTCACTCGCCTATTGCCAGTTCAATGAGACCGAACTGGTCGACGGGACGCTGTGGAGAATGCTCAAATGAGGGGCGGGCAACTCGATAGACGGATCACAATTCAACGGCACACCATCACGCAATCGCCGTCCGGTGAACCCATCGAGACGTGGGTGACGTTATCGACGCGACCGGCGCGCATGATGCCGCTGCAAGGTGATGAACGGTTTGTGTCCGATCAATTGGTGGCCCGCGCACAGGTGGAGTTCACCGTTCGCTGGTCCGCTGCAATCGCTGATGTGACGCCGCTGGATCGCATCGTCTATCCGACGCAGGGCAACTCTCCTGATACGATCATTGGCGCAAAGGTTTACGATATCATCCTCGTAGAAGAAGTGGGCCGCAGAAGCGGATTACGCCTGCTCGCCGCCGTCCGGCAGGATGATTTGCATTGATGTGGAGGGATTGACGTGACGCTGGTCGATGTGCGCTTCGGGCTGGTCGAGCTATTAACTTCCAATGCCAGCATCAATGCCATCATCAATGGCCGCGTCTTTCCTGTGATGATGCGGCAAGGGGAGACACGCGACAGCATCGTTTATAACCGCATATCGGAATTTGAATCCCTCACGATGGTCCAGCCATCCGGTCTGGTGTCCACGCGCTTTCAATTCGATGTATGGTCAAAGTCAGCGGATAGCGCGCAAGTTCTGGCCGATCTTGTGAAGGAATGCTTCGGCGGCTACCGGGGGCGCATAGATTTCGATCCACCGGCACCGCTCAACTTCGTGATCGTGCAACTGATAGAATTGGTAAACGGGCGCGATGACTTTGATAATACGACAGGGATGCATCGCATGAGCCGGGACTATTCCGTCTGGTACGAGGACCGCAATGCCTAAGCAGATGGTTCGGGTCGAGGGTCTATCGGAGCTTGAGGAAACCCTCAGGGAATTACCCAAGGCGACCGGTAAAGCCTGTATTCGTCGCGCCTTGATTGCGGCGGCGGGACCGATTGTCAGCGTTGCCAGTGATTTGATCCGGGTGCGGCGCGTCCCCAATCCAATATCGGTTTCTAAGATCAAGTTCACCAGCGGCAAGGGCAGCGCAGGCAAGCAGGCGTTTGCGGAAGCGATGGCCAGCGGCGCGACCAAGGCAGAGGCGGGAGCGGCGGCGCGCTCAGCGAACAAGGCCGCGAAGGAGAGCGGCGAGGGCGGCGATGTGACGGCTGGCGTGATGGCCGTTGGGCCGACCAAGCGCGCGTTCTACGGATTTGAATTCGGCACGATCCATCAGGCACCACACCCGTTCATGCGTCCATCGTGGGACACCAATAAGATGAACGCTCTGCAAATCATACAGGAAGAACTGAAGGCGCAGATAGAAGCGGCGAGGATTCGATTGGTGAAGAAGCAACTGCGTCTGCTTGCTCTGATGAACAAGTAACTCAACATAGGAGAGAGAGCTATGGTCGCTACGCGGGCTATCATTGGTTACGGCACCACCGTTGATGTTGGCGACGGGAGTTCGCCGGGGGTATGGACTCGGTTGCAGGAAGTCACCGAAGTAACGCCGCCCAACATGGAAGTCGATGACGTCGAGGCAACGCACTTCACGTCAGACAACCGGACACGCGAATATATTTCCGGGCTGATCGAGGGTGGTGAGGCCGCAGTCGGCATGAACCGCATCCCCGGCAGCGCCACGGAAATATTGCTGATGGGTTTGCAGACTTCAGGCACGAAGGTGGCGGTGCTCATCACTTGGCCGAACGGAACGACTTGGCAATTCCTAGGTCTGGTCAAGGGCTATGAGACAGAGTCGCCCATCGATGACCGCATGACCGCGACCTGCACGTTCAAGGTCGGTGGCGCGCAGACCATCACGATAGCCTCGCCGCCTCCGGGGTGATCCGTTAATGGTCACCACGCTCGCCAAGATCGGTTACGGGACGCTGTTTCAAACGGGAGACAGCAACAGTCCCATTGGCTGGTCCACATTGGCGGAGGTCACGGCCCTCACCTTGCCGCCATTGACGCGCGACGCGGTCGACGCTGGCCACGAATGCGCGCCCAATGAATGGCGGGAGGTCGTGCTTGGCCTCAATAATAGCGGTGAGATCGCGGTAGACCTAAACTTCCGCACGGATACATACGCGTTGCTTCTGGCGGAATTTGACACGACAACATTGAAGCCTCGTCGTATCGTGTTTCCCGGTGGATCTAGTTTCGTTTTCAACGCCTATCTGATCGGGCTGGATGCTCCCATCACGGTCGGAGACAAGATGGCGGCGCAGGCGAAATTCAGGGCGTCAGGAGAACCCGGCGCATTTACCATCGTGTGATGACGGAGAGGCCAAATGAGTAATCCCGTAAAAGGTGAAGTGCACTTTGACGCGCGCGGGCAGGCGTGGACGTTCAAGTTGGGGACGAACGCGCAGGTCTTGATCGAGAGCAAGGCCGGTATGCCCATGCCGCAGTTCATCAAGCGTTTCGATAACCTCGGCGCTAGTGAAATCCGCATGATCTTTTGGGCCGGTCTGCAGCGTCAGCATCCCGAAGTCACGGAAGATGATGTGGGGGATATGATCGATGAACTCGGTGCTGACAGAGTAGCGGATATTTTCAAGGAGGCATTCGAGTCTGCTATCGTCAAGAAGGATAACGGTGCCGCACCCGCACACCCTCAGAAGCCAGCGAAAGCACGGATTGGGATGACCTCCTGAAGAAGTGGCTGATGTTCGGCTACGATCACGACGCCTTTTGGGATCAGACGCCGCACACGCTTTCGCTGACGTTCGAAGCCTACAATGATCTGCAAATAGACCGGCATAATGCGCGGGCGTGGTTGGCATGGCACGTTGCCGGTCTGCAACGTACCAGCCGGTTTCCTCCGCTCAAGAAGATGCTGCAAACTAAGCGGAAGCCGGTGGCGCTGGAAGATCAATTGGAGGGATTGAAACATTGGGTACAGGCGGCAGGCGGGAAGATCATCTACAAACAATGAGCATGACAAATGGCTGATGGCCTCATAGGCGCATTACGGGTTCTGCTCGGCGTCGACACGGCGGCGTTCTCCGCTGGCTTGGATGGCGCGGAAGGCCAAGTCAAAAAGTTCGCCAACAGTTTGTCAGACGGACTCGGTAAGGCATCGCTCGCGGCTGGCGCGGCCATTGCCGCGATGGCGACCGGCATCAGCGTCGCCGTCAAGAGCTCCATCAATGAGATGGATAATCTGAGCAAGCTGTCTCAGAAAATAGGCGTTCCCATTGAGAAGCTATCGGCCCTGAAGCTGGCGGCGGATTTATCCGACGTCAGTGTCGAGGCGCTCGGCAAGTCCATGTCGAAAATGTCCTCGGCCATGGTCGCCGCCGCAGCGGGCGGCACCGGACCGGCGGCGTCGGCATTTCAGGCTCTTGGCATTTCGATGAAGACGCTCAAGAGCAATGATCCTAGCGCGGTGATGGAGGTCATCGGGCAGCGATTTTCCCAGATGCAGGACGGCGCGACCAAGACCGCGCTGGCGAACGCGATCTTCGGCCAGCGGATGGGCCGTGAACTGATCCCGCTTCTCAATCAGGGCGCGGATGGATTGAAGCGGGCGCGCGAGGAAGCGGAAGCATTCGGCCTTGTGGTTTCGGAAAAGACCGGGCGGCAGGCGGAGGACTTCAATGACAACCTAAAGCGCATGGGCGCAATGGTTACGGGCGTCGGCAATGTGATGGCGGAAAAGTTATTGCCGATCCTTGTCGAACTCACAAACAGGTTCGTGGCATGGGCAAAGGAAAACGATGTTGTGCGGGTGGCGGCTGATGCTCTGCTAAGAGTGATTGCTCTCGTTGCAGACAACATGGTGTTTCTCGGCAAGGTGATTGCCGTCTTTATTGCAGTCAAGCTGGCGCTGTTCTTTGTCCAATTGGCGCTTCAAATTTATGAATTTTCCAAAGCGCTCTATGCCGCCGCGACGGCTGGCGCGGTTCTCAATACGGTCTTGAGCAAAAACGTTGTTGTCACCGTTGTCACCATGACGGCGGCGCTTTTGTACGCTTCCGGAGCCTTAGACGGTTTCATGGAGAAGATGCAGGAGTTTGCCGCCAAAGCTGGCGTCATGCTTCCCAACATTGATATTGGCGGAAAAATATCCGCTGGTCTTGCAGCGATCGGTTTTAACGTGAGGGCATTGGGCGGAAACCTCGATGGCCTCAAGGCGCACGGTGATGAAGCAGGTAAAGCACTCAATAATCTGAAGCCGCCACCCGCCTTCGATCCTAACTCATCAGCTAACGCCACTAAGTTCGCCGATGAAATAAAAAAGATCGAACTGCGGGCGCGTGAAGTGCGCGGCGCGTTCGATCAACTAGCACCGGGATTTATTCAAGCCGCCACCAGCCTCAAGCTCATCAAGGAAACCGGCGACGGCTTCACCGGCACACTTGCCACGCTCACTCCGCAACAGATACAATTAAACCAAGCCTTATGGGGAATGGAGGCAGCGAAGATAGCGGCGGCGAACCTGACGCCGTGGCAGGAATATGAAAAACAGATGGTCAAGCTGAATGAAATGCATAAGGCATTGAAACTCAGCACCGAAGAATTTGAAGCTGCTGGCGCAAAGGCAGCAGCAACGATGATCGAAACCTACGGCAAAGCTATCGGGGATATGTTGGGTAGTTTTTCCGATCTGGCGAAAACGCTCGGCAAAGGCAACAAGGAAATGTTCATTGTCGGGAAGGCGCTGGCTATTTCACAAGCCATCATCAATGTCCTCGTCGGTGTGACCAAAGCCATTGCTCAAGGCGGCGTGTTGGGTATTGCAATGGGCGCGACTGTCTTGGCCGCAGGCATGGCGACGGTTGCCAAGATCATCGCGGAGAAACCGCCGACCGGCATGGCGCTCGGCGGCTCGATGCAAGTTAGCGGCGCAGGCGGCATCGATAGCCAGATGGTGCCGATCATGGCGACGCCGGGAGAGCGCGTGACAATCGATCAGAATAAATACGGGGATACTTCTCAATCGGCGCGGACGCTCACGATACAGGGCATCAAGCCGAAGGATTATTACACGGGCGATGTGTTGCGCGACTTTGTGTACAACCTAAACCAAGCCATTGGTGATGGCCTTAAAATAAAAATGGCGTGACCAATGACGGTTATTTTTTCCTCAAATCCTATTTTGATTGGTCCTGAAGCCAACTTGACGTTGGACCACCCGATTATTGGATGGCAAAATATCCTGAGCGCAAGCGGCGTTACTGCCGACAGTAGCAATGCAAATTATCCCGCAAGCAATCTTGCAAATCCGGCCACGCATTTAACGTGGAAAGCTGCGGTAGCCCCAACATCCTATCAATACATCCCCATTGCCGCGCCAGCGACCGCATTGGATTATGTGGCGATTGCCCGCCACAATCTTGG